TGAGGCAACGGCTTGTGAATACCAAACTGATTGGGCTCCCACAAATGAAACCTACACAAACGACCAAGAAGAGTTCTAACCCTACCTTTACGTTGTGCTCTACTCATCACTGCATCCATAAGCTGTTTAACAAAAGGCACCTTTGTATGATACTGTTTAAATAATTCTTCAGCTTGTAGTTTGTTTACACCTAACTCTGCTTGTAATTTATTTTTACCCATACCATAAAACAAACCAAGATTAATTGTCTTTGCTTGTGTTCTAGGTATACCGGCCATATCTGCTACAATCTTATGAAAGTCTGCATCACCTTGTTTGTATGCATCAACAACATCCTCTACTGAGTAAAATCCTTGCAGCGCTGCGTAGTGAACTACAAGTCTTGGTTCTTGTTGGTTGTAGTCAAAACACCCCCACTTACAGTTTTCTTCGGGTACAAATAAACTTCTGATCCGTGGTCCGAGATCCTTGTTCCTTGCAGGTATCTGCTGTAAGTTTGGATTATTCATACTAAATCTTCCTGTAACAGTCCCGCCACTATCACCACGTAACTGGTTTATCTCTGCATGTATTCTACCTCGTCCAGAATACTTTAGTATCGTATCCAAGAACGTAGTGTGTGCTTTGTTAATCTCTCTTGCTTTTGCAATAGCTTGCACGATGTTATTTGGATGATTAGCCAAAAAGTTTTTTGTAAACGATGGTGCACCTGTCTTCTCTGTCCTATCGTAAGGTAAACCTAATTTATCAAACACTTTAGCAATAGATCTTGCAGCCCATATCTGAACATCTAGTTTTGTTTCAGCGTAGATACCACCCAACAATCTATTTTCTTCTTCAACCATGTTTTGTTTTTCTCTGTGTGCTCTTTCCACATCCACACGTACACCAAGAAATCTCATATCAACAAGAACAGGAAACAGCTTAGTTTCCATTTCAAAAATGTTTCCAATATCTTGTAGCATTATTTCTTTTTTAAACTCCTGCCATAGCTCCAATGTCAGTTGGGCGTCACGCTCCGCGTAAGCACCAACGTACATAGCTGGTAGCTTATACATTTCTGCTTTAGCATCTACACCCCAGGACTTTGCTGTTTCTTGTAATACGCTTTCATCTTTACCTTTACCAAGCCAATCTCTAGACAATCCGTTTAAATCATACCTGTATCTATTCTCATCAATAAGAGATGCAGCTATCATAGTATCCACAATAGTTCCGTTTATTTTTAAACCCAAAGCTCTTAGCCAACACACATCATACATTGCATTATGAAATATTTTTGTAGCTGGTGTATTAAGTTGATCTTGTAACCATTTTAAAACCACCTTACGATCCATATTGCCACCACCTTCGTGTGCTATTGGATAGTATGCACACCAATCGTGCGTTGCTAGTGATATACCTACAACATCACCTTCACCTACAACAGAACCAGACCCCATTCTTTTGTTTAAGTTTGGATCTTTTGTTTCTAAGTCGATAGCAATCTCATCATACTTACCTAGATCAGGAAAGTCTGTTGGTGGTATCCACTCTGTCTGTGGTTTAAATATCGGTATCTGCATCTTTGTCCTCATGTTTACACTCTCCAGCTATTGCCATGTAGGCAGCTGCATCAACGTATGTGTCACTGGTTGGTTGACCAAATTTTGTTCTAGCTACTTTTAACAAAGCCATCATCACAGCAGCATCGTGTGCTGTAATCTCTTTGTCTAAATAAGCTGTCCATAACTTTCCTATGTTTGCATGATTCTGTATCTTGTCACCATAGGTCTTTGCTCTAGGTCCAGCAATTAATTCTTTTGCTAATTGTAACGCTTCTTCTGTTTTCATATTTTGTATCCTTTGTATATGTCTTTTGGTCTAATAACATGTAAATGATTTTTAGTTCTAGTAGCACCAACATAGAACAATCTATTTTCGTCATCAGGATTTTGTTCGTAGTTTCTTTGTGTGTTACGTGATAGATCCGTCAGGAGAACCACGTTATCCTGCTCACCACCTTTTACTCCATGTATCGTAGATAAAATTATTCTAGGCTTAGAATTTAATTTCTCATTGTTCTCTCTCATACGTCTAATATATCTAACTTTCTTTTGAGGTGCTTCATCAAAAGCATTGTACCACACATCTTTTGTTTTCAAACCCTTCTTGCTAAGGAGATCTTGCATGTTGTATGTTGAGTCTTTATCCAAATATTTTAATTCTTCTTTTTGATAATTCTTCGGAGACATGTAAGATGCTATTCTAATAACCTGATCATAGTTTATATCCACACCTTTACGCACATTTTCCCAGTCTGTGATTGCCTTGTACAAGTCCTGTTCTTTGTTTGTTTTAAACTTGTTCTCGTAATACAACCCCTGGGAATATAGCTTATCTTCTATATCATTTAGCATAAATCTAGTTCTAGCTAACACTAGCCAATTACCTTTTTTCATGTTAACTTGTTCAAAATCGTTATAATATGAAAGCAATCCTCTTTGTGTTTTTGGTCTCCACTCTTTTGGTAATCTCTTTTGTATCCTATTTACTATATTCATCGCTACATTATGAACTACCTGCGGTATTCGGTATGACTGTGTCAATCGCATTATCTTCCCTGTCTGTGCTATAAAACTATCTACGTCCGCACCTGCCCATCTAAATATAGCTTGGTCATCATCACCTGCTATGTAAGTGTCTTGTGTTTTATCCCAAATAGATTTTGCCATTGTCCACTGTGAGTTAGATAGATCTTGAGCTTCATCTATAAAAACTACATCAAACCTAGGACATTTATCTGACTTAACAAACTCTGTAATCATGTCTGTAAAATCTATTAAGTTGTAATCTTTTTTGTATTGATTAAGATCAGAAACAAACTGTTTAAGTTGTTTAACAGTTATATCTTGTGTGTGTTCTTTTAAATTAAACTGTTGCTCTGGTGTGATACCTCGTAGTTTAGCTATCTGCACTATACGTAGCAAATCACTTTTAGTTGTGAACAATCCTGTATGTTCGTTGTCATATTCGTGATAATCTAAATTATAACTAGTTTTCTTACCTAAATCTTCATAATGCCTACGCTGCATAACTTCATCTTTCTTAATACCTAGTCTTCTGAATGCTAATGAATGTAGTGTTCTAAAGTATGGCAAATCATCTTCTGATAAATTAAATTTAGACATGGCCCTGTCTCTAGCTTCATACGCAGCTTTTTGTGTAAAAGAAAAATAACCTATTTTGTCAGGATCAGTTTGTTTTAAATACTTATCTACTTCATTTAACAGTGTAGTTGTTTTACCTGTGCCAGGTGGACCTAAAACTATGGTTTTCATAATTTACCTCCTTTTATTAATCTCTCCAGATGAGAAGTGCCAACTTGTTTTCTTGATACCCCTGTACTATTTTCTGAATATGTAACCCATCTTAAATTACATACTCTATAGTCAAGTCTATCTCCATTAATATGATCAACAACTAATTTTTTTTCTGGGTCATCATTAACGATAAAAGCCTCAGCTGCCACTCTATGTATTTTAAAATCCATACTAAACACATTTTTAAGATAATTTCCGTCAAGATCTTTGTGCACAAGTATTGTGTGTCTGATGTATGTCGAATGTAGATTTGATGTTAGGACCTGGTTAGTTTCCATATTTTTTATAAAAGGAAAACTATCACCCAACTCTGGTCTAAATCTATTTACAGCACCAGTTTTAAATATAATATACTTATCTTTTGGTAAAACGCTGTAAGGATGTTTTCTCTTATAATCATGTAGTTTAGGATCTATTGTTGATATATCGACATAATCTAAATTTTTAATTTTTACTTTTAATTCATTAAATTCGTCGAATAAAAATAATTGTTCACCTTTCATATTATGTAAGACACAACAATTGTAGCTATACAAACAACCGTAATTATTCTAAGATCATCTTCGTACTTCAAAATGCGTCCTCCCTTTTAAATGTTCTCTCTTTTATTTTCATATCTTCTTTCTCAAACTCTTTTAATTTTATGACGGATATTTTCTTTTTACCTATGTTCATTCTAACAACTTCACATCCACAGTGTTCTGTTAGCCAAAAGTTTGTAATATCATATTTTTCTGTCCATTTGTGCCTATGCAAAAATTTATGAAAGAACTCACCAAATATAAAATGATGATATCCACTTTTGTTCCAAACATTACCTGACTCCATATCTTCTTTTGTTGCTCCTTCAGCAGTTCTACTCGTGCAATAATTTTCAAGGTGTTGTGACAACTGCTCTCTTTTAGATGCACCCTCAGGAGCTTCAACTAATTCTGGGTTAGCCATGAGAGATGTAACCATTATGTCATAGTCTTTTGGTTTTAATTTTGGTGGATACTTATGTATTTGATTCATACACGCTCTTATAAATAGTCTTTGTTCTTGTAACTCTTCAGCTTTTAATTCTACTCTCTCTCCATCTACATTTAGTCTAAATATTTTAGGGTCTAATTTTATTATTTGCAGGTCGGACAGTTGTGGAAACAACATCTGCGTGCCAATACCAAACTTTCTAGTTTTACAAAGTTGTTTATCACAATGATTACACATAGGGTCCTCATTACATTTATAGCCATAATCTTTATTATCTTTCTTTTTTCTCTCTATAATATCATCTGTTAAAGGTTTTGAAAAATACTTGTGATTAAAAGAACTTAATTTATTACGCCACTCTTCTGGCCATTTCTTTTTTGCATAAACTGTATATTGAAATAATACTCTATCTCTACCATCATCTAACTTCTCTCTAGTTAAAGACTCAAGACAAGGTGGTCCATCATCAAACTCTGATGGTGGTCTCTTTACTTGTAAATCTTGTAATTCTTTTGGTGTAAGAGCACTAACTTCTACAGCATTTAAAAAAGCATCTATTGTAACTGCTTGGCCTTGAGAGTTAAAGCAATATCTTGTTGTATTTTTACAATTAAAGTATGGTAAGTTTAAAAAATTTCCTGTATCAT